AATCGAAAATGTTCCATATTTAGTTGTATTGCTGGTGGGCTCTCTAACTTTTTCAATAGAGACTTTTACGTTTCTATGTAGCCACTCTCCGTGGCCGCGACCCTTTAAGCGAAACAACTTCTGCTTGTTAAACGGCACGTAGGAAGCTGCAGCGCCAAGATCCTGACCAATAAACCATCCGGCAACTGCCTCTCTCGATGCTTGCTTCATGTTGTGCATTCCGGCACCCGAAGAATTTTGAAGGGGCAGTATAACTGCTTGAGAGCCTGTCAACATGCTCTTTCCATCGACACCGCCGTCTCTCAAAAATGCCTCATATGTCTCACCAAGCCAATATGCCTTTTCTGTTGCAGAAGGAAAGAAATCAGATGCGTTTGTGTTTCCTACTTGCGGATTGGTATTAAACTTCTTGCGAATATAGTTTTCTGATCCGTCATCAAAGTTAAACTTAATCTTATCTTCAGCGACTCCCGAACCACTAACCACGACTGTCCACAAGTTATCGCTACTTTGTCCTATAACGGCACCCATTGATGCAGTTGCGTTACTAGAGTGTCCAATCTCACCATCCGTGAAATTAAGACCGCCTCTAACATTACCACTTAAAGCAATGCTACCGTTATCTAAGTACCAAACAGCGGCTAGTCTGCCTAGTCCACAGTCCGTTTTGCTAGCGGAGTTGAAGATCCACATACCATAGGCGCCACCATTAGAAAAGAAGTCAATATTTGCAGTATTAGTGGTCTTCCAGCCAGCATCGCCGCCGGAACCATCAGTAGTATAATTCTCTTGCCCCAGCAAGCGAACGTAAGTAAGAGGAGCTACGTTGGCCCTTAAAAAAGCTTTAGCCGCATATGTACCATACATCGGAGAAACAAGATTGCCATTGCGATAAACATCGCCGCCGGCACCGCCGGGGACGGTATCTCCAAACATAGTAACAAATTCTGAATACGACTGAACCTTTACAGGCTGCATTGCCAATCCACGACGGGATCGGCCGATAACCACTGGGCCAATGGCTTCAGCGGATTTTGGAACAAAAGAGTTGTCTATTTCGTTAATAAACACTCCAGGAGATACAAACTTAAAACTTTTTACTGACATATTGCTTTCCTCTTATAAAAATCTCGCAAATGATAGTGCAATCATTAATTAAATAGTATTTTTAATCTCAAAAGGCGGTAAAAGCAACTTCAGGAAGTGATAAAAAAAAATTTTAAACTTAAATTGTTTTACCAAAAATATTTGGAGAACCCGATGGGGCTATTCTTTCTTGTGGAAATGATATTTCTACTGTATTTTCGTCAATCCTAACAATTGGTCGATCGTCATTATCCCCCTCTCCAATCAAATAGCCCAGGACGTTAATTGTCACCTCGGTGGTAAACATCCTGAGTTCTTCTCCCAAATTACTCACATTGTTGCTATGTGAAAACCCCTGATCAATAAATGCCTCATATAGGTGGCCGTTTCTTTTCATCGTAAAAGCGTTAATTTGTCCGGTTCTGGCGATGAATGGTTGTAAAAGCTCATTCATTTGCTGCTGATACTCTGTCTTGATCAAGATCTTGTATGCAACGTTCACGTATACGGGAATTGGGACAGACAAGCTTTGTATAACAACTTTCTTGTTAACTCTTGGATAGTACCTTTGTTTTGTCCCGCCAGTTTCGGACTGGCCACGAGTTGAGGACGCAACAGCAAAATCGCGTGTTTTATCTTTAACTACTCTTTTAGCAATTACCCACCTTCCCGATCGGCCGTTCTTATCTTTTGAATAATAATGTGCCTGGAAGGATCCCTTCTTGGCAGGATCTTTTGTCATTCCGGTTCTTTCAATACTCAAAAGGGGCAGTTTAAGGGCGCCGGCGTAATCTCGTAAAGATTCATCATTCTTGACTTGATATGAACGTTCGGGTGTCTGCCACAAAACAGGAACCTTCGTAAATCCCTCATTTGTTCGAGACCTTAACTTTAAGTCCTCTTTTAACCATGAAACCATGGCATAATCAATAGTTTCTATTGTTGAGGCGAGCATTCCAAGCTCTTTCAAGGTGCGATCCGAAGATCCGGCCGGTAACATCGCAAAATCAAAATTATCAGGTAGCATCAAAAAGTCCCTTTCTTGCTCTCTTGCAAGTTGCTGCAATTTCAAATTCTTTATTAGATTGACCAAATAATAATTTTGGTTCAGCTAATTTAACTATTTCATAGTAATGGTTACTGTACAAAATAAAATCACCTTCTCGCACAAACAAGTCTTGATCTTCCGTCAACCTTCTTCTATGAAAGTGGACTTTAATCTCCCACATGCGATCTATTCCTGCGCTTTCCAAATAATCCGTTTCGTCAAGCATCCACTCTACTAAAGCATAAACTCTAACTGGGGGTAGGTACGTTTTTTCTACGGCTTCTCCGTATAAATCATGAAAATTGGTAGCCTCCATGTCAATCGGATAATATAAAACTTGTTGACCAATAACCTTTTCAATTAATTCGTCATTTACCTGCTTTACTAAATCTCGTTCTTTTTTGCCAAGAAATAGCGGAGGTGGTGGATTTTCAGCTCGATCCCATTCATTTGCCATCTTTCATCATCCTACAAAAATTGGTAATGGAGAGTTCTTAAATGTTGTCGCAGTTGATTCTACCATTTCGCTCTCTCTCTTGGACAATTCAAGATACTCTGTCGAAGCTAACATCTCTATTAGACTAGTTTTTAGTTGCTCTTGTTCCTCTTTCGCTTGAGAGAGTAGCTCTGCATGATTTAATGTAACGCTCTCGCCAGGAATCGGCATTGTAGTAAATTTACCGCGTATTTGCCCCAGCATCTCCTTGCACAAGGCTAAGGAATATTTTCGAATCCATTGTTTGCCTATTGAGTTGATATTCGCATATGGAATGTTCTCATACGGCAATGTGTTCATATTATTGATGCCAAGTGTTCCATCGTGATAGCCATCGGGCTCTTCCCAGGCCGCATTTTCAACATAAAACCTAAACCAAATACGATCTGCTTGCATTGACCAATAACTCGGCGTTGGGTAAAGTCTTAATTTATTATTAATCAACTCATAAGAATAATGTGAAGTCCTTGTATAGATAGAGTCCTCATACATGATCGCCTGCATCTTATTCTGCCAAGTTGGTATAATTTCAAACGTAGAGTCATCGGCAAACTGGCCATATGTTGAATAATTTCCCACAACACCAACACCGCCATAATAACCATAAAAACGCCACATCGCGCGTGGCGAAATGAAGTAAACCTTCGTTATAACAACCCTTTGATTATCATTAATCTTGCCCGAGTAGCCCACTGCTTGGCCAGCATCATCAGATCCAGAAGATGACGCATCTTCAATTATCTTCTGCAAATCATAATCTTGAACATCCTGTGAAGGCGCGAAAGAGCCCGAATATTCGCGAATGGTGCCCCCCAAACCTCCAATTTGAGATAAGCCATCTCCAACTTTTTTTGCAGAAGCCAGTTGAAATCTAGGGTATCTAAGTTGCACATTTGTGCCATTGGTGACCCCTGTTTCTGAGTTTATCTCACCATTGTGGTTAAATGTTCCTGTGGCCTGCCCTAAGACACTGGCCAACGAATTCTTGCCTTGGTGCATGTTAATGATGTACGAATATTCTAATACAGCCTCTTCATACGCTGCATATACATTGTCAACCGTTAATTCAATATCAACCACATCTCCACCAAGCTTTTTATAGACATAATCAACTTGATTGGCGGCACCAGTAATAAAGTCCAATGATCCGGTATATATTCCAAACGGGCATGCCGTTTTAACAGTCTGGCCTGCTGCCGGTGTGGATGCGCCGGATGCCGGCAATATAATCGCACTAGTTTGAGACTGCGGATTCATGTTTGTGGGCATAAAAAGTCCTCCTCATGTAATTAGTTCTGACAAAACAAAACCCCCAGACAAGCTAGGGGCTGTTTTATAAAGATTAGCTTATTTTACGCAGATGCACTAGTTGTTTTCTTTTTTGTCGTCCTTTTTCTACGTGTAGGTGGCTTTTTCTTCTTTGGTGCTGCCACTTTTTTGACCTTCGGGGGCGGAGGCGCAACTTTAATAGGGATAGCAGTAATTTCTGGCTCCTCAGCCGGATCATTGCTAATCTCCTCTACATCGTCTTTCGTCAACAGCTTCATTCTTGGATGATTTGAGTGCTTTGCAGCAAATTTTGCTTTGGCAGATTTTAGTCTTCTTTTCTTGCCCATAAAAAACTCCTATTTTGTATAGTAACTAGTACAAAAAAGCAAAAATCTCAAAAATTTACCGGCGAAAAAATTTGGCAGATCGACATTTTAAAAAAACCCCCAACCATAAGGAAGGGGGCTTTGATAAGATATCTGAGAGTTAGATATTAGATCTGTGTGTCACCGAAACAAGTAGCAACTGTACCACCGCTACCAACTAACTGTCCATCAACAGCCCAGTTCTCTCCATCAATACAAATAAGGTGGATTCTGCTTCCTGCCAATCCACCAGTTGTGCCGCCGTTCAATGTGATGAAGTCGTTGCTGCCATCAGCATCTGCACTAAAGCAATCCGCGTTGTCGGCAGTTGTTGAGTTCGTGATCACACCACCCAAGAACCCATCGGTGTTCAACGTCGCTGTCTTAATGACGTGATCTGCTGTTGCAGTAACAGTTGTAACAAAAGTAAACTCTAGGCCAACAGCAGGTGTTGGAAGAATAACAGTTGATGCAGCAGCATTATCAAATAAGCAGTAACATCCACTATCGTCAGCGGTTAAAGTTGTAGTTGCATTACCAACAGATTTTACTCTAACTTTTTGCCCAACGAGCGTGGACTGACCCCAGGCAATCTCTCTCTTTAAATTCTCCATTAGCGCCTCTATTCTCGCGAGGCCAATTCTTTTTGTTCCCATAGTTAAAAACCCTCCTTTTATAATCATGTCCCTGTATTGGTTTATTTCAGCGATACTAGGGGATAGCTCTAAGTCTATCCGATAACTTTGGTATGAACTCTCGTTCACTTATAAGTAGTTTCAGATAAACGAAAGCCCCCGTCAAAGACGGAGGCTTTACATTTATATTGCTATGCTAAATTAAGCAGTAGCGCCAGCCTGACCAAGTAGACCCTGAACGATAACTAGACCGTACATATCGGGACGAACCATCTTCTTGGCATACCGAGTCATCACGCCCTTACGGGGCACGAAGTCCTCTGGTCCAAAGATGGTAGGTGTGGTCTGCAGCGGCACATAAGGTGCGTATACATATCCACTCTCAAGGAACGAAGAGCCACGACGGCCAACAAGAATAACGTTACGAAGGAAATAAGGATCCACGATAACGTCAAACTTCTTGGAAAGACTTCCGACGCGAACTGCGCCAATCGAGCCCTTCTCATCGTCATGAGTGACACTTGCACGGAATCCGGCAGTAAACTCAAGGATGTTGGCAACTTCAGGTCCGCAGACGACAAAGTTAGCACCACCACGAAGAGTCTTTCTATGGATTTGTGCAGACACATCGTTGACTGTCTCAACAAGTGTCTCATACCACTCACTTACTGTACCCGTAAAGTCGGGAGCAGCAGAGCTAGCGCCAATCTCCTTACCAGTTGTACGCTCCACGAACAAGCCGGGAGAGCGACTCCAGTAATAAGTACCAGCAGTAGCACCAAGAATAAGATCTTCCATGATCTCACGATCAATCTCAAGAGCAATCTGCTCAGAGAGAAGGCTCGTAAGCTCGACCTCAGCATCAAGGTTGTGGTAAGCGTTAAGATCCTGTCCTAACTCTGGGGTCCACTTAGCCTTGAGTTTCTTGGTCATCGCCGTGACAGCGATGGAATCGACCTTGATGTCGATCTCGGGAATTAGTTGGTTATTTTCCAGTCCCCACTCAGTAGCACCAATAACGGAACCAAGGGCAGCAGAAGTGCTGAACTTGTCGTTAATTGGAATAGCAAACTTGTGATCGACACCACCTGTAACCGCAGCAACGAGACCTTCACCTTCGTTATCACCATGCATCTGAACAGAGCCAGAAGCTTGAGTGAACACCATGGTCATCTTGTAACCACCGGTGTTTGACGAGGCGGGGCCCTGGCTTGGATCCTGCGTGGTAGAACCAGAGGAAACAGAGGTCAAACGACGAACAAGCTTAGCGGCCGAACGAACATCGACAAGATATTCATCATCAGCAACTGAGTCAAAGAACGAAACACCCACAAGATTCTGAACATTCAGCTGTGCGAGTGCGCTAGAACCCGTGATCTCAACGATAGCAACAAGAGAGCCAGAAAGATCTGGATCATACTTGGTGAGACTATCGATAGTAGCCTGCGTTGCGGCAGTCTGAGAGATGTTACCGGTCTTAGTTCCGGGGGCCTGTCCTGCAACACCAGAAGCGATGAGAACGAAAGAACCACCATCAATGAATACCGATCCTGTGGGGGATGAATAACCATTATTCATTCCGTAGGGACCAGCTTCGGCGTTATCTCCAGTAAGATCTACACCACCAGTTAGCTGAGAGCCAACCACTCCACCACCCCAAAGGGACTGCTCAGAAGAGCCC